CCTTTCCTTGCTTTCTTAGTGGTCTATTAGCGTTGCCCCTGTGCGGGAAATTTGTGTAGTTCGCCTTGGTGTACTAGAGTTCGTTTCGTTAATAGAATCAGCGACTTAGGTTCGTTTGAGGCCGTAGCGGTTCGCAGCATTCCGTTACGGTACTTGTCCGAAATCTGTCCGAAAAACGATTCGAAACGAGGTACCCCGTGGCAAAAGAACGTATCAACCGCGACCTGATCGCCCGACTGGTGAAGGAAGGGGCGTCTGACAAGCAGCGCGATATCTACGACGACCAGATTACCGGGTTCGGCGTGCGGATCATGCCGCGAGGCAAGAAGGCGACGAACGGACCCGCGATCAGTTTCATCTACCGGTGGACCCGGCCGGACGGCTCGCAGGGCCGCGTCACGCTCGGCAAGCTCGCGGACGGCATGGACGCGAAGCGAGCCCGCGAACTCGTCCTCGAACAGATACGGCGCACGGACCTGACGACCGACACGCAGGCCGTTCGCGTGCTGAAACACGAACGGCGGGTCGCCGACAAAAAGACGCTGGGTATGCCTACCGTGGGCGAATACCTCGACGGCGACTATCGTACCTTCTGGCTTGGTAGCACTCGGAGCGAAACTCCCGAGCAGAACCTCAAGAATATCCGCCGCGACTTCGCCGACCTCATGGACACCCGGCTCGATGAAGTCGCGCGCCCGCAGATCAAACTGTGGATCGAGAAGCGCGACGCCGCCAAACAGAAGGCCGCCGCGATCAATCGGGCGCTCGGTGCGCTCGGTGGCCTGTTCACCCATGCGGTCGAACATGAAAAGATCGACGCGAATCCGTGCGCCCGGCTGCGCAGGAAGATTGCGCCCGACGAATACGATCATCTTGGCCGGGAACTGACGGTTGAGGAAGAACGGCGGCTGCGCGACGCGCTCGACGCACGCGAAGCGACGATCCGCGAGCAGGCGGAAGCGCTCGGCAGGCGCGACGGTCGCAAGGTCGCCGAAGTGCCGGGCGAACATCATGAGTACGTCGATTACGTCAAGCCGGTCATCCTCGTCGCGATCAATACCGGGCTACGCCGCTCGGAACTGTTGCGCATGCGCTGGGCCGCGATTGGCTGGAAAGCCAGGACGGTGACGGTCGAGCCGTGGTCATCGAAAGTCAAGCGTCGCCGCGTGGTGCCGCTGAACAACGAAGCGCTCGCCGTCCTCAAGGCATGGCGGAGGCAGACAAGATTCGAATTCGTGTTCACCAACGAGGTTGGCGAACGTCAGCGCGATGTGCGCGACTGGACGAAGATCAAACGCGCCGCAAAGGTCGAGAATTTCCGCTTCATGGACACGCGTCACCACACGGCCACCCGACTGATCAACGAAGGCGCAAGCGAGTATCACGTTCAGAAGATACTCGGTCATACGGACGGCCGGATGACGCAGCGCTACCTCAAGGCACGCGAAACGAAGCTGCATGAGACGCTGGCAATCCTCGACCGTCCGCGTATATCAACTGCACTGCCCGAGGCCGCCTAGGCTGATCCTGGCCCGCCCCGGCCAGCAGAAAGCCCGCGATACTCTCGCGGGCTTTCTGTTGCCTTCGACAGTTACTGTCGCCAGCGACTGATACGAATCCCATTAAGGGCCGACTCGCTCGCTATCTTGTCTAGCGCTGCGGTCATTGTGGCTGCGATCGGCGCCGTTATCGGTCCCCGATACTGTGCGGCGCGATATGTTCGATCAATCAATGTACGCATTGCCGGTCCCTGATTGTCCTTGAGCAGAGCGATGAAGTCGTCCTCTGACGCCTTCAGCAACGCCGCTTCGATGCGGTTGTTCCAACTGTTCTCCTCGATCATTAGCTCCACTGCGGCCGCCAGGTCAAGTGGACCTTGTTCTTCGGCCAGCACCTCCGCGAAGCGCCGCTTCAGATACTCATCATCTATGTCCTTGCCGAACGCAGAATCATCGATCTTGAACAGCCCAGGACGTCCAGAGTTGAGTGCCACGTATCTGTCAACCACTCCGTCCGCTTCGGCGCTAAAGCCGAGTTCCCGTAGCAATCTGACCGTGCTGTTTAGATTGAGTGGGGTAATCACCGTCGCGGCCACTTCAACAGCATTGACGAACGCGCGCATCAGTTCCTCGGCGGTACCGTCGATTCTGTCGTGAAATACCTTCCACACTCCTTCAAAAATACCATCGAGCCGCGCCCGATCATCAACCTCGTCCAAGGCTCGCGCGTGCTTTGCAAGTTCAGATCCGTGTGCATAGCCATTTCTCAATACAGTCAGTACTTCGGCGTCAAAATCATCACATGAGAGAAATCCGCAGCCGTGCAACTTTTCGCGCCACTCTTCCTCGATTGTGTCCTTGCCTACGCCCATGGCAGTGGAATACCAATTGTAGATTTTGACTTCTTCGGCCGTCGGAAAGCCTATTCCCTTTTCGTACAGCGCGCCTGCAAACACTGCTACCGCGATGGCCGTTTGCTTCTTTACCGCATTAGAACAATCGGGAATAACGCCATGGACCGTGCGGAGTCCGTTCGCAATTCTCTGGACGGTTCGGATATTGCAGATGCCGAGTTTTTCTATGCAAGGCACGACGTAATCTCGTAGCGGAGTATCGGCGGGCAAGCCCAGTTCAACGGCTTCGCTCGGAGTCGTCACAAATGCGAGCTTCTTGTCGATGACTTTTTCACTGGCTTGTTCGTAATGCTGTGCTCGCTCACCCAACATTTCTTCGTTAAAGAGCAGGATGACCTTGCACTGGGATTCGACCTTGAGTTCGGAAACGAGCCCCATGAGCTCATCCATCTGGATGCCAGAGCCCAGACGTTCAATGTCATCGATACAGACAATCGTTTTGCTAACCAGCGACGCGGCAACTGTTTCGAGCAATACCGTAACCTGCTTTCCCCCGTAGGGGATTTTTTCGGAAGCCGCGGTGATACCTTTCCAAAAAGCCATCCCGCGCCCCTTACTGAAGACATGCTCGGCGCCCTCGACAACCCGGCCCACCTTGTCACGCTGCACAGGGAAACGCCTTGACTTGATAAGAATCATCGAGCGAAGTTCGCCAATCGATTTGACTCCGAAGGCCGAGACGTATGCGTAACGGGTTAGAGAGCCTTCGCGGGAATATTCGTTGAACAGCTTCTGCAATGTATGGGTCTTGCCGACTCCCCATCTTCCACTGATTGCCAATACCTCGGGAGTAGTACTGTCCAGAAATTCGTTGATTACGCTTTCGATGACGGCCCTTGTCATTTGTACTTTTCCTAGTATCTGATTGGTCTGGTGAACGGATACTAGCGCAAGCCGCAGTGCTTGCGAATAAGTCTGAAAATCTTCGGTATGGTCCAGATCAACAAAAAGCCCGCGATGCTCTCGCGGGCTTTCTGCATTCCGGGCGGTGGGGTCAAGCGGTCAACGCGAACCGGTCATGTGCTCCTTTTCCCACGCCTGCACCGCATCGAGCGAAATGACGACCTTGCGCCTCCCGATCCGCAACTCCACGGGGCCATCGCCGGCTGCGCGCATTGTGTAGTAAAGCGTCTTGCCGATGTTAAAGCGCTCGCAGAATTCGGCCACGGTCAGATACGCCCGCCCTGGTGCTGTGCTGTAAGTCATGTTAACCGCCGTCTCGTCAAGTCCACCCATTGCCATTACCAGTTCGCGGGATCGAGACACGCCGCCTCGCCCCATGTGCAGACCCCGCACATGGTCCCGTCATACGCGACCCGTCCGCGATATATACCGGTCACACAGGGCGACCGCCCGCATATCTCGCACTCCCGGCCGTAGTTCGGCACCCATTCATCGATAGCCTGGAAGTCGTGCGCTTCTGCCGGCACGATCGCCGGCCACTCAGGCGTATGCAGCTTCTCGCGCTTCCTCGCGTTTCTCGCTGACACGATAAACCTCCGTAAAGGTCATTGCCGCGAGCGAATCGACCAGCGGCACGATGATCTGAAGCCATGAGGTATCCCCCAGGCGCGCCCCTACGTGCTGCGGCTGCCGCTGCGGTTCCGGCGTACGGGCGGCGTGCTCGCGCACGACCGTCGAGCGCAACCCCCACTGCGACGCAAGCGCGGCCAGGCAGGCGGGCCAGTCGCACGGATGCCGGCGGTCGTGAATCTCCTGGAGTCCGCACAGCAGACCGAAATGACGACTCAGGAATGCGCGGAATCGCGGGTCGGCGTTCGTTCTGGCGGCCACCGATGCCAGATCGATCACGCCGCGATATTCGAATGCCGGGGAGTAGACCGAATCCGGTATCAGCCAGCCGACCGCACATCGCCTGTTACCCGGCGCGCGATACAGACAATGTCCGAGGCAGTCGCAGGCGGGCGTGCCCTGGTTTAGCAAATGGCCCGCTGCGACGTCGAAGACGTCCTGCTCGTTCATCTGGTCCAGCATCTCAATGGTGAGTTGCATGTCGCTACTCCTTCAGGGAAATGGAGCAGACCGGCCGTGCCCGCTCCGGGTGTCGGCCCGGCCTCAATCGTCATCGGCCGCCGGGCCTGTTACGTCCACCGCCTCGTCCGCGTCGAGCGTGGCGGGAATTTCATGCTTGAGCAGCATCATCAGCTTCGCCGCCTCGTCAGCGTTTGGCAGGATCTGCACCCGCGTGGCGAACGAACACGTCCCGCCTTCTTTCGGGACAAACGCGATCTTTCCGAAGTTGGCTTCCGTGAAAAGCAGATCGTCCTTTGGCTTCGTCCCTGTGTGCAGATGCAGACTGACCGGCTCGTACTCACCCGCCCACCTGAGTGTGCCGAGTTGAGGATTCTTCAGGTGCGGAAGGTTCATTCCGTCCGGCCCGAGCATGTCGGGATCGTTTGCGGCCTCATACAGTGACGAGCGTAGCGATGGGCTCAGTTTGTCGAGCACGAAATTCGGCACGTCGAACGTCAGTTTCAGGTCCACGGCGGTGACTTCCTCGTCACCGTGCATTTCCGTCCTGACATTGATATGCGCGATCTTGACCGGGTGCCGCTGGAAGTCGAGCATCATCATTCTCCCTGTTCATCGAACGCGGCGGCGCGCGCGCTGTAAAGCTGCGAGAGTTCGTTACGCTGCGTTACGTCCTGAACGGTGCGTATCAGGTCCGCTGCGGCGTTCAGTGCGTCCCCATCCCTTGCGCCGTTCAGCGCGTCCGCGACGTCCGCGAAGGACATCGCCGGCTGTTCACTGGCCGCAGTTCGCGGCGTTCGGGACGCGTTCAGTTTGGCCGCGTATGCATCGCGCGCAGCCTGCTTGTCCGCTTCGCCCGTCAGTCTTGTTGCGAGTTCACCGGCTGCGGTCAGTTCGTCCGCGTTAGTCGCGTCCTCGATGACGCGCAATACGTCGGCAAGTTTCGGCGGCGCGCTGCGCTTCATGCGTTGCTTGACGTCCTCGGTGCGCGATATGCCAGACGCCGCCTGTGCGCGAGGCACCTCCTGGGCGGCCCCCATGTCGCGCACCGTTTCGCGTGTCTGGTGTTCCTCGGGTGTATAGACGCCAAGCAGCACGTCAGGTGTATGGCGCCGTGCCCACTTGCGGATCGCGAGGTAGCCGATCTGCTGCATCGGGTCGGTCGCCCATTGCGTCGAAAAGCGCGGATACGCCTGCGCCATCATCACCGTCACCTCGCGCGGTTCGGGCTCGCCAATGAGGGTGGCCCGTACAATGACGCCGAGTCCTTCCTCGTCCTTCTGCGTGTAGGTGGCGGCGTAGTATTTGCCGCCCGATTTGTCCGACTTGCGTTCCTCGACCTTGCCCAGCACCTTTGACCAGTCGCCAAGGTATTCATAGGCCGGACGTCCGGTTATCGGTGCGAGTGTCGTCACCACGGCCGACACAAGCTGCGCCTCATAGCCCAGCGCGCCGCCCTGCGTGATATGCGTTTTCTGCGCGACCGCGTACGGGTCCATGCGCCAGCGGTACGCCTGCATGACCACCGCAAAGCAGTTGCCTTTTTTGCCCCGGAAGTGTTCGGGTACGGCGACGGTGGCGCTCGCCATCATCTCGGCCAACCGGTCGAACTGCTGGAACAGGTCCGGCGTGATATCGAAATACGGCGAGAGCGGGACAAGTTCCGATGCGGCCTGCTGCGGGATGGCGTTCATTGCTTCGACTCCTTGGGTTTGCCGTGCCGGAAGTCGATATAGGTCACTTCCTCGACCTGGTATGCCTTGCGCGTGACCGCCTTGCGCCGGTACTCGGTGCCGTCCGCGAGCTGCCCGATTGCCGCGTCGCCCATCATGTGCAGCAGGTGAGCGGTCGCGCCGTCGGCCGTGGCCTCGTACGCTTTTGCCTCGATACCCGCCTCGACGCGAACGCGGTGCCAGTGCATCGCACTCTCGGGGAGGGTGATCGTTTCCCCGTTGGTGCCGGGGTACATGCGGCGCAGCAGCCGGATCGCATTGGGGCGCTGGTAGTCCACCGCGGGCGGCGTTCTGCTCTCGACATAGCGCCAGAATTCATGCTCCGTTTCGATCAGCATTTCCTCCAGTTCCAGGTCGCGCCGCACGATATAACGCTTTAACGTATTACCGCCAATCAGCGCGCCGAGATGCCACTCGTCATAGCCGAAAACCGCGCAATAGTGCTGGCATTGGAGTAAATACGGCTCGGGTATTTCGTCGCTGTTTTCTTCGCCCCATTGCTGGCTGAATCGGTAGACGAGTGCGTCCACATTCTTGATCTCGACCCCCGTCCTCGCGCCTTCAATGAGGCGGTCGGGATTAGCGAGCATCCACGGATATTTCGGATGCCGACGGATCGCGTTATGGCGCCGCAACTTCACGCCGAACCGCTCGGCGTACACGGCTGCAATGGCGTCCTCCAGCGCGCGGCCCATCTGCATGCGTTCCGTGTCCTCACGCTCGGCGACGCTTGAGCCGGTCTTGTCGAGATACAGTTCGTACGGCGAAACAAGCGGATGCAGCCCGCAAGCCGCCGCCGCGTCCGAGCCGCCGATGCCGCTGCGCCGCTCCTGTAGCCATTCGTCGCGGTTCATGGTCAGTTCTTCCTCATTGGGTCCAGTGATCGGTGGAATCCGCTAATGTTCACGCGCGACCCGGCCGGTCGCGCCCGCGTCCTCAACCATCGCGGACGCAACGGACGCAGTACCCCGGAAATAGCTCATGAGTGGCCGTGCCCGGCACCGGCGTGTCGGAGAGGCCGCCGCGTTCTTTATGTCGGGTGTCGCCGGCCAGACCGCGTCGGCATCCATGCCCGTAACAACGGGTGTGTTCAGAGCGTTCATGTCATTTTTTCCACATCGCCCGATTATCGATTCGGGGACATGTTCCATGGTTATAGCCTTCCGGCGAGTCGGATTAATGCTAGGGCGACGGATATCTTTTTTCAAAGTTTTTTTTTAGCGAAACCGGCGTAAACAACTGACGTGCTGCATTGCAGAACGACATGATTGGATACTTAATGAATCGCGCTTAGTCCTGATTGAAAAATGAGCCTTGATCCGCACAAAGCCGACTGGCCTGATGAATAACGCACCGACACGCTGCACCCCATACGGTTAGGCGCAATTGTGAGCGCATACGTTTGCCGGTTTTCATGTCGCGACGCAAGATATATGTCTGATCTTTAGATGGATTCAAACATTTTACGGCCAGGGTATATCCCTATTCTGGCGCTTGGTGCGTCGCGCAAGTTCTCAATTTTTAAAACGAGAAGTACTGAGGCGAACCGTAAAAAACTCTAACGAACTGATGCGGATAAATTAAACGTTTTTTAGAGGTTGGAATTAGCCTGTGAATAGCCACGATTAGCGAAAATCCTGCGATCCGGTTATTTGAAAGAGCCGATTAAAGCGGCTATCGTTTTTATTCAACCGGAGACACGAATATGGGACGCCCACGCCTCACCCCCCGACATGCGCGCTCTCGCAAAACGTGGGATCGCCGCGCTTGAGCTGGCCGTGTTCATCGCAGGCAACCAGACCAACCTCGCGCGACTGATCGGCACCACTGACCAGCGCGTGAGTCACTGGAAACTGCGCGACCTCGCCATTCCGGTTGACCGGGTGCCGGAGATCGTGGCGGCTCTCCAGCACCCCATGATTACGCCCTACACGCTGCGGCCTGACCTCGCGCCTTTCTGGGACCTGCTCACGCCGCAACTGGCCGCGTGCTCGAAAGGTCGCGCGCGGGTGGACCTGCTCACGCAGGAAGATTTTGAAGCGGTGGCGGCGGTCTATCCGGGCGCATCGCCTGCGGTGCGCGCTAACAAGGACGCGCGGACAGAAGCGGAGGCGTCAGCATGAACGCGGGCACCAATGCGCGGATTGTTGCCCGCGACGGGCGCACCTATCCGCGCGACCGGGCGGCGCATCGCGGCGCGATCCGCGAGAGCATCGTTGCAGACCCATTGCAGACCAACACCGCCATTGCGAAGCGGGTGAACGCGTCGCGCGATCTGGTGATCGAGATTCGCAGGCAGATACAGGACGACCAGCCCACGCCGTCGCTCTATCAGGTCATGCCTGACCTGAGCGACGAAGACTATGCCGCGCTGAAAGCGGATATCGCGGCGCGTGGCGTGCTGGTGCCGGTTGAGTATGACGAGCGCGGCAATATCCTCGATGGTCACCATCGCGTCCGCATCTGCCGCGAACTCGGCACGACCGAATGGCCGCGCTTCGTTCGCAAGGGTCTGGACGATGAAGGCAAGCGCGCGCATGCGCGTGCGCTTAATCTCGCACGCCGTCATCTGAGCCGCGAGCAACGTCGCGAACTGATCGCACAGCAACTGAAGGAGACGCCGGACCAATCAGACCGCCAGATAGCTGTCGCGCTCGGTGTGTCCCATCACACGGTCGCGCACGAACGGGCTGACCTGACATTAACCGGGCAAATTGCCCAGTTGGAAAGACGCAAAGGCAAGGACGGGAAGCTACGCAGGCAACCCACGGAGCGCAGTTCAAAAGCTGCGAAGCCGACACGCACAGCCTATGTGAGCGAGGACGACGCAGCCGCCGCGAGCGCGCTGCCCGCGGCAAAACGCGATCCGGTCCTGAACGGGCGGACCAGCGCGCGCCAGGCCGTCGCCGCGCACGCGGCCGAGGCAATGATCGGGTCACTGGTGGCGGACGCGAGGGTTGAGTCTGACGCGCCGCAGTCCGTTGAAAAGACGCCCGACGTCATCTCCTATGAAATCCAGACCGCTCTCGAACTGCTGGCGTTAGCGCCGGTCGAGCCGTCGAAACTGCACACGATCATGCCGGATTACCAGTGGTACCGGATCGAAAACAATCTCGACGCGGCAATCAGCTATCTGCACGCTGTAAAGCACGCATGGAGGACGTCGTGAGTCTGCGACATGTGTCCGCGTTCTACGCCGCACTCGAAGAGGGAAATCACGGTGCGCGAAGCTCTCGCGCTGCTTGGTACGCAGCGCGGCAATCCCGTCAGGTAGCAACAGCCGGAGAACGATCATGAACGAGGTCATTGTCATACGCATGGACTCTGCGCCATTCGTGCGCCGTATGGCGGCGTTGATCCACGAACTCGAAAGTCTGCCGCCATGGATGCTGACGCACGACCCAGTCGGGTTCGACAGCACGATCATCGAGCGCGAATTGCGCGACGAAACGATGGCCTACAACCTTCTGGCTGTACGGCCACTGCCATGTACCAACCTCTGACGGAGGTTGACGTGGCCCGCTCGCGTTTGCTCAAGGCCGAGTTTTTCCGCAATGAAGTGCTCGGCTCCATGCCGCCGTTCGCGCGACTGCTGTTCGCCGGGTTGTGGACGCTCGCAGACCGCGAGGGCCGTCTCGAAGAGCGCCCTGCACGCATGCTGGCTGAACTTTTCCCGTATGACCGTGCGCTCACCGAGGTCGATATCGACGTGTATCTCGCGCTGCTCGATGACGGCGACCTGATTCGTCGCTATGTCGTGGGCGGCGAACCTTACATCCAGATCGTGAAGTGGAGAAAGCACCAGCATCCGCATCCACGCGAGGTTGCAAGCGAGTTGCCGGAGTGTCCCAGCAAACGCGACTGTAAGCAAAGCCGTGCCCTGGGTCTTGCCAAGGTATTGCCTGGGAATGGCATGGGCGATGCCGAGCCTACACCTAGCCCGGCGGGTTCTATGGGTTCTTCGGGTTCTATGGGTTCTTCGGGTTCTATGGGTTCTTCGGGTTCTTCGGGTTCTATGGGATCTTCGGGATCTTCGGGTTCTACCGAACCTCCCTCACGTTCGACCTCGGTGGTGGGGATAGGTAGTAGGCCGCGCAAAAAAACAGAATCGCGCGGCACCCGACTGGCGCAAGGGTGGAAGCTGCCGCCGGACTGGGGCGCATGGGCCGTGCAGGAGTATGGCTGGCCTGACCACCGCATGCGCGATATCGCTGCGCGGTTCGCGGATTACTGGCACGCGAAAGCCGGGCGCGACGCGTTCAAGCTCGACTGGCTCGCGACGTGGCGCAACTGGTGCCGACGCGAACGGGGCGAATTCCTCCCGCTGCGCTCCAGCGGTCCCCGCCCCGAAACGCGACACGAAGCGCGCAGGCGAACAGCGAACGCATTCGGCGTCGCGGCTCAGTCGGGCGAGGTTTTCGACCTGTCACCGGAGGACGTCCATGTCATCGGTCCAAAGCACTGAGAGCCGCGGCGCGCTGCTGTGGCGAAAGATGAGCGCGATCTATGGCGCCCGCTTTCTCGACCTGTGGGCCAACGTCGAACCGCTGGACGTCCAGGTCGAGTGGTCCACCGCACTGCGCGGCATGTCACGCGAGGACTTGCAGCGCGGTATCGGTGCGCTCTATCACACGCGCTACTGTCCGACGCTGCCCGAATTCCTGGAGCTATGCGCGCCGCCGCGTCCGGTACCGCTTGCGCACCAGTACCGGATCGAGCAGGCCGTCGAGCGCACCGATTCTCCGACCGCGCGCGCGAAGCTCGCTGGCATTGCAGGCTCGATCACGCCGCGCGGAAAAAGTGGCATTGAGTGGGCTCGGCGCATTGTCGAAGCGGCGAAGGTCGAAGCGGTGCCGGCGGTCAAGCTCGCGCTTGCGCACGAAGCGATCCGCAGGTGGGAGGCGTGCAACATGCCGGCCGAACGTGAGCCCGGCTGCGATGACGAGCCCCTCAGCGACACCGGCAGGCTGGCGACGTCGGGAGAGCGGCCGTGATAGTCGCCTTCACGATCCTTGGGGAGCCAGCCAGCAAGGCCAATAGCCGCGAGATCGTCACGCGCAGATACCGCGACGACCGGGGCGCGGTGAAGTCGCGCCCCATGTCGATCAAATCGGACAAGGCGCTCGCCTACGAACGCTACGCATTGCGCCAGATACCGTCCAACTGCCGCGTGCAGCTATCCGGGCCGGTGCGCGTGACGCTTCGCATTTTCTACGCGAGCGAGCGGCCCGACCTGGACGAGTCGGTCGTGCTGGATGTGCTCCAGAGCCGCTATGCGAAGGTCAAACGACGCGGCGTGAAAGCGCGGGAACTCGTTCACCCCGGCGTCTACGTGAACGACAGGCAGGTGCGCGAAAAACACGTTTTTCATGGCATCGATCGCACGAACCCGCGCGCCGAGGTGATTGTTGAACCGCTTGCCGCGCAGCAGTCATCCTTGCCGTTCGAACCGGCGGCAGCATTGGAGGTGTGAGATGAACCTTCGACAACGGGAGGTAAGGATGGTCCGCTCCGACCAGATGCGCGCCCGCGCATTGCATGACGCCGCGCGGCTACGCGAAGCACTCGCGCTGATTGCCCAGTTGGCAGAAGGCACGACGAGCGCGCTGACGCTGCCGGATATTGCGCGCATTGCCCGCGCCGCGCTGGTCAGTGCCGAGCCGGAAGACCCGCGCCTGAGTCTCGGGCCGGCGAAGCACTGAGCGACCGGGAGGCAATCGTGACGATACGCCAGCCGAGATACGCCGACCATGCGGCATTGCCACCACTGGGCGTCACGCTCGGCAGTCAGGTGCGCGCCGAGGCGATCCGGCGCGGCGGCGCGTGGGAGGCCGCAGCGGACCAGTACGCCGCTCTCGCGGTCAAGTGGTACGGCCGGCGACCATGCAGGGGTGAAGACCTGCGCATCGTCTTTGAAGAAGTGTTTCGCACCGACCGGAAGCGGCCATGATCTACGCCGACCTCTGCACCGGCATTGCGGCCGCAGCGGTGGCGTGGCATCCGCTCGGCTGGCGCGCTGCATGGCATAGCGAGATCGCGCCTTTTCCGTGTGCCGTCCTGACCCACCACTATCCGGCCGTGCCGAACTACGGCGACATGAACGCGTTCAAGGAGTGGCCTGATGCAACTGTCGATATTCTCGTCGGGGGAACTCCCTGTCAGGCGTATAGCGTTGCCGGACTCAGGGGCGGACTGGACGATCCGCGTGGTCAGCTCATGCTCGTCTATCTTGCGGTTGCTCGCCGATACGCTCCCCGCTGGCTGGTATGGGAGAACGTCCCCGGTGTGCTGTCATCGAACGGCGGACGCGATTTTGGCACCTTCCTCGGAGGGCTGGCAGAACTCGGGTATGGGTTCGCCTACCGCGTTCTTGACGCTCAGTTCTTCGGAGTGGCCCAGCGCCGCCGCCGTGTGTTCGTTGTCGGACATTCTGGAGACTGGCGACCTGCCGCCGCGGTACTTTTTGAGCGTGAAAGCCTGCTCGGGTATCCTGCGCCGCGCCGCGAAACGCGGCAAGACGTTGCCTCCGACTCTGGCCCGAGCGCTAAGGACGGTTTCGAAAACGGAACTCGTTTTGGCTGCAACGGCGGAGCCGTAGCACACACGTTACGAGGTCAGTCGAATCCTTCGCATCGGGAGGACAGTGACAACTACGTGGTCGCCCACGCGCTGCGGTGCGAGGGATTCGACGCGACCGAGGACGGAACAGGACGAGGTATTCCACTCGTTCCCGTCGCGTTCGACACAACACAGGTGACGAGTCCTGCAAATTTCAGCAATCCCACACCGGGCGATCCGTGTCATCCACTTGCATCGGGCGCGCGTGCGCCCGCTGTTGCCGTTCCGTACACTCTGGCCGTTCGGGGCCGTGCAGATGGACGCAATCTGGAAGTCCGCAATGACGATGTGGCAAACGCATTAGTCACGCCGAACGGCGGCCGCGACGGCGTCGGTATTGGCGCGCTGATGACGCCAACTCTCAAGGTGCGACGCCTCACGCCGCGCGAGTGCGAGCGGTTACAGGGCTTCCCTGACGACTACACGCTTATCTCCGCTCGGGGCAAACCGGCAGCGGACGGCCCGCGCTACAGGGCGCTCGGAAACAGCATGGCAGTGCCGGTCATGCACTGGATCGGTCGGCGCATGCAGATGGTGGATCACCAGTCAGATGCGGCTGGATATCGGGGAATAGCATGAGCAGACCCACGTCGGACGCGCCGAAAACAAACATTGCATTCGTAGCGCTCGACACGCTCATTCCCTACGCCAACAATGCGCGTACCCATAGCGATACACAGGTCGCGCAGATCGCAGCGTCGATTGCCGAGTGGGGATTTACGAACCCCGTACTCGCCGACGCGCAGGGGGTCGTCGCGGGCCACGCGCGCGTACTCGGGGCACGCATGCTTTATGAGGCCGGTCAGACTATCCGGCTGCCTGGTGGGGCCGAGATTCCTGTCGGTACGGTGCCGGTAATCGACTGTAGCGGCTGGCCCGAGGCGAAGCGTCGCGCCTACGTTATCGCCGATAACAAGCTCGCGCTGAATGCGCAGTGGGATGAAGCCTTGCTGCGACTCGAATTCGATGAACTCGACGCGGCAGGCTTCGACGCTGCGCTGACAGGGTTCGATGCGGACGAACTTGCAGAGCTTGCCTGGGTTCCTACGTCGAAGGCCGCGCCTGACGAGTTCGAGCGCAAGGACGAGGATATCGCCACACAGCACCGCTGCCCGAAGTGCGGCTATGAATGGTCGGGGTCCTCGCGATGAACACGCCTGCTCTAAAGCCGCCGTACCGCGTGCCGACCATGGCGGAAATCAACGCGCGGCCCTATAGCGGCGTGGTCGCGGTCTCGACCTTTTCAGGTGGCGGTGGTTCCTCGCTCGGGTACCGGATGGCTGGTGTCCGTACCGTGTGGGCCAACGAGTTCATTGCAGCCGCACGCGATACGTACCGCGCCAACTTCCCGGAGACGCAACTCGACGCGCGGGATATCCGCACGGTGACCGCCGCCGACATTCTCGCGGCGACCGGCCTCGCTGCTGGCAGGATCGACATACTCGACGGCTCGCCACCTTGCGCCGCATTCTCACGATCAGGTGGGGGGCCGCGTCTCTGGGGCCGGTCGAAGCCGTATAGCGACTCGGCACGTCAGGTGGTGGACGACCTGTTCTTCGAATACGCGCGGCTGCTTCGTGGCCTGCAACCCAGGGTATTTATTGCGGAGAACGTCAAGGGTCTGGTGATCGGCAAGAATAAGGGCTATTTCAGGCTGATTCTCGCCGAACTCAGGGCGTGCGGTTATCGGGTTGAGGCCCGTGTGGTGAATGCCGCGTGGCTCGGCGTGCCGCAGGCCAGGGAGCGTCTGATCTTTATCGGCGTGCGCGAAGACCTCGGCCTTTCTCCCGTCTATCCTGCGCCGCAGCCGTTCGCCTTTACCGTGCGCGATGCGCTCAGCGACCTCGACCAGAAGCCAGAGCCGGACGTTTCGATGGCAGGCTTCCAGGTCGGTGCTGAGTGGCGCACGATGCGCAACGGTCACAAGTCGAACCGGTACCAGAACCTGGTTCGACCCCGCTGGGACGTACCGTGTCCGACGATTAGCGCTCGCGCGGGCAAGCCATCTGTTGCAAGCGTTGCCCATCCCGACGAATGCCGGAAGTTCTCGGTCGCCGAGGTCAGACGGCTATGCAGTTTTCCCGACGACTTCGTCCTGACTGGCGACACCGAGCAGAAGGTCGAACGCATGGGGCGTGCGGTGCCGCCCGTCATGATGGCGGCTATCGTTTCGACGGTCAGCGAACGCATACTCTCAAAGGCGACATGATGAAGATTCCCACCGAATGGACGTTCAATAGCCCCGACGTTGCCGCGCAGTTCGATGCCCATGTGCGCGAACAGTTGCCGTGGTACGACCTCGCAACCGAAGCCGTCGCGCATTTCTCGCGTCACTACATCCCGGAGTTCGGAATCGTCTACGACATTGGTTGCTCGACCGGCAACATAGGCCGCGCACTGGCACCGACGCTCGCCGCGCGTGAGGCAGAGTTATTCGCCATAGACGCTTCGCAGGAGATGGTGGATCGATATGTCGGGCCGGGGTCGTGCGTACAGGGCGACGCGCTCGATTTTCAGTATGAACCTTATGACGTCGCCATCTGTTTTCTACTGCTCATGTTCCTGCCGGCAGGACAGCGACGCGGGTTTATCCGTCGTCTATGTCAGCTTATGCGTCCGGGCGGCGCGCTCATTGTGTTCGACAAGACCGACTGCGCCTGTGGCGGATACCTCGCAACCGCGATCCACCGCCTGACGATGGCGGGCAAGCTGCGGGCTGGTGCTCCGCCCGCCGAAATCATCGCGAAGGAACTCAGCATTAGCGGTGTGCAGCGTCCGCTACCCTGGCAGTTCATGACGATGGTGGTGCCTGCTGCGGTGGAGGTTTTCCGATTTGGAGAGTTCGCGGGATGGGTGATCGAAACACCGGAGTAGACCGTTGCACAAGTGGATCGGCACGACGTAATCCGCCCATGATTGATTCGGTTTCCTGACTGTTACAGTTTTCATCTGGAGGTTGTCACTGCGTCACCTCAAGATCCGTTTTGTGGTTTTCAACCACGCCGAAACTTAACAGGAGAACCGAATGGCAACGCGTAACACATCAGCAACGAAGACCGTCAACAACAAGACTGCTAACGCAAAGACGGCTACTACGAAAGCAAACAAAGCAAACAACGAAAACGTCAAGATGAAGCCCGTTACCTCGAAGCCCGTAGCAAAGACCACAAAGGCCGCCGTAAAGACTGCCGCAACGAAGTCAACCGCAACGAGCAAGACGCCCACGACGAAGCCCGTCAAAACCGAGCCGGTTATCGTCAACGCGAAGGCCGAGACTCCGGCCCCGGCACCGACCCCGATCGCGAAGGCGAAGGCGAACGACAAGATCGTTCCGGCCGTTCCCGTCGTTGCACCGGCTGCTCTCCCGGCACCCGGCGCCGCGCTCGCCGCGAAGCTGGCTGAAAGCGGCATGACCGAGGGCAAACTGGCGAAGGCGCTCGGCGTTGCGTTGCGCCGTATCCGCGAAATTATCTCGGGCGAACGTCGCCTGACCGCCGATACGGCGGTGCGGCTCGCGGTCTACTACGGCGGCGATGCAATGTACTGGATGGGCCTTCAGGCCGCGCACGAAGTCGAAGCGGAACGCCGTGAACTCGCCGAAGCGCTCGCCGCTATCGTCCCCCACGGCAAGGGGAGCAAGAAAGCGGCGCTTGTCGCGGAGGCCGCATAACATGGGTACGATCAATCGCGAGCCGATCGTTGCCGTCGAAGTACCCGGACGCGACCGTATGAAGTTCCTGCCGGACCTGTTTGGCAAGCGCCTGATGCTCGTCGGTGAAAGTCTTGTCTATGTGTGGGCTAAAGGTTTGTGCGATACCTACACGGGCGGATTCTGGAAGTTCTTCCGGCTCTCGAATGGCGGTCTGTACATGGCTCCCAGCAGGTCGGAACGGATGACGCTCGTAGTCGAAGGAAACGGCTTTGAAGGCGACTTCGGGAGCGATGCCGCCGGGATCGTGATTACCCTCTATGCCCTGAACCAGTTAATGTGGGACGTCGCCGCCGCGAAACGCGACTGTAGCCTACTCGTTGACCGTTACCACGCATTGCGGGAATTTGCGTCGGGGCACGACGAGTGCGACCTGATCCTGTCGGCGATAGACTAGCCGGCATACCTTCTTCCGAGAGGCCCGCCCAGTGCGGGCCTCTCCTGTTTATAGCCTGCCAGGCGGCCCCGGATGCGTCGGCATGCATGTTCGCCTGCCCGCGAGTGCGCCGACGCCCCAGGCAGGCAGATTGACGGCTTTGCGGCTGTTCCTTGATCCGACGCGAACTGTCCCGGACAAACGGGATACGTCCGGCACCGTGACCGCTGCCACAAAAACTTGACAATCGGCAAAAACGGTCGAATATACGGAAAAATCAGTAGCCCCCGAAGTTCGTCCGGAACCCGCCTTGAGCGGGTTTTTTGCGTTTACGCCCCCGTCTTTCCGCATTGACGCCCATCATGAAAGAGCACTACACCAGCACCGCCGCCGCGCTGCGTGACGCGTTACGTCATGCCGTACAGCGCGGCGGCCTGTCATCGCTCGCGGTGTTGCACCAGGGTGCCACGGCCGACGATGCGCTGGCCGGATTCGACGGCACAGCGCAGGCGGGCCGTGTCCGCGCACGGCTCGACCGGCTCTCGCCGGTACAGCGCGCGCTAATCGTCGCGAGCTATGCGCCGCGCCACCTGACATGCAACTGCCGCGCGCCATGTTGCGCAGGCCAGTACCCGAATCCCGAGTGGTCCGCCGCGCTCGCGCTAATCGTCGCGCACACCACGCCGCTATTCGCCGGGCGCGCTCCCAACTTGCGCCTGCGCGCGGCACTGACCGCAAACATGCTCACCCATACCGCCGAGACGCAGGCGAGTCTCGCGCAGAAGTACGGCGCGCACCGGCAGACGGTCGCCGAGCATACGGCGATACTCGAAGCGGCATTGATCGGTACGCGCCAGCAGCGCGGCGAATTTGACGCTGCATTCGCGCGCGTCGATGGGCTGCTGCGCGAGGCCGGAATCGTGACGAGCGCAATGCAGGCAGAGGCGGCCTGAATCCGCTCTGGTCGCAAGCTGACTCCGTGCTGGAACTCTCAGTTAAATCAAACGTTGATGCTGTCTCGCGCGGGCTCTCCGATCTGGTTTATCAGCAGTTGCCTTTCGCCGAGGCACGTAGCGTCACCGAACTGGCGAAGCTGGCCGCCGTCGCAGAAAGGGCCGCCATGCCGCAGGTGTTCGATAACCCGACTCCTTTTACGGTCAACTCCGTTGCCGTCGAACCGGCGCGCAAGGCGTTGCCAATTGCGCGCGTCTACGTTCGCGACAAGGCGGCGCTCTATCTCGCCCCCTATGAATTCGGCGGCGTGCAGTACCTCGGCAAAAAACCTGCTGACCTCGTACCGGTCGCCGCCGCGGCCAACCAGTATGGCAACCTGCCGCGCAACACGATCCGCAAATACTTGGGTCGTTCCGACGTGTTTCTCGGCTCGGTCAGGACAGCGCACGGCAACGTGTACGGACTGTGGCAGCGACCGCTCGCGCAGCCTGCTGCCAAAGCGCGAGGCAAGGCGCGTGCCGCGAGAGCAGCAAACATTACCGGCAAGCTAAGGCTGCTGGTCGCGTTTCATGCGCCCGTGCAGACGAGGAAGCGCCTGCACTTTGGTGACCGGGCGCAGGCGGTCGTATCGGCCAACTTCAATAGCGTCTTTGGCGCGGAACTGGCGAAGGCCATCGCGAGGGCGCGCTGATTGTTTGAAGTGTGCAATTATTAGAAAGTTAATCCTTTGCCGGACTCTGGACGAGAGAAGCCGGGAACTGCTCGGACTTCTATCGCCCAGATTCGGCAATTTGCAACAAGCGGTTTTCCTATACACATTTGACGTTCGAATCTCAACAATGCCCACTAGAACGTTGCTCTAGCGATCGTTTCAAGGCGTGTTTCCGCGCAGAAGCATTGAAGGCGGTAACCCCCGAGTAATCGTCGGTCTCTGCAAAACCTTCGCGGTGGCTGTTGTTGCTGCTTGCCGAACAAGCCGAGCAGATGCGGGGCATCCGCCGTTATCGATGACTTTGGTTAATGGGAAGTAGCCAGTGTCATCCTCAAGAAGCTTCTGGCTAAACGAGTCGCTTCGTGTGTTATCAGTGAAGGCCAAGGTTGCTGCTAGGACGTTTGACAGTTGGTTGTAGTTTCCCGAAAGCACAAAGGACAGTGGCGCCCCGTTATAGTCCGTGCCAGTCCCCGTAGAACTGAATGGGCCACCTTGGTCATTGTCTATCTTGAACGCGATTGCGGCCGCGTCGGTTGTCTGAGCCGTGCATCGGATGTAAGCAGTCCAGTCACCCGTTAGCGTTGTCACCAGTCGCAACACGGCAGTTGGTTGCCCCAGTCCGTCGGGGGGAGCCGTCGAAAGCTGCTGGATTTTTAGACTCCGCGGTCCACGCGGTGGCGTAATGTTTTTCAGGCATTGAGTCGGCCCCGTTCGCCCCGTCGATGAAATAACCGACGCGGTTGCAATCGTGCCTTTGGTCGCCGCAATACCGATATGTCCAGACCAAGCAATGAGGTCACCACTTTCGACCGTGCCATCCGTTACTAACTTCCATTTTAGTTGCCATTCGGGAGGTATTTTCCAATTATCGGGAACTGCCTGAGTCGATGAGGATGCGGGAGCGTTCAGGCCTACGGCACTGGCGATAAGCATGATCAGGCCCGAGCAGTCCATGCCGTGCGTCTTGTACGAACACCCATCGTCCGGCAAGGTCAAAACGTCCGGCGTCCGCCCACCATGTACATAAGTCAAGCCGGTCTGCGCTGGCGACGAAACGGGGTTTGCTGGGTCAGCTTTGTAGTCCCAAGTCGTGCAACGTGTCGCCTGTGGATCCCGGCCACAGGCATAGTATTTAGCCGCCTTGAGAAGCATTTTGGCGATGACATCCGCTTTCTTTTGCTGTGGGCCACTCGCGGCAGGTAGCGGTGTCGTAGCGGCCTTAGCGGCAGCTTTGTTGGCCGATGTCGATGGCGGCGTATCGTCGGCGGATATTCCTCTCGACGCAGCATATTCGGCCAGCGGTAAACCATTTGGCAGGATAATTTCTTCGGGTGACAGTGGGCTTTCCGGGAGACTATCAACGTACTCCATCGACTTAGCACTTAGACCTTCATCAGGTATTTGTCGCGTCATTATTGGAACTGTGACGTTCGCCCCGGAAATCGTTACTTTGGTTGACAGGGGGCTAAAGACGAAGCCGTCTTGCATAGGG